TATTTTGTAGTTCCTTTAATTCTTCTTCAGGTAGGAAGTTATCTATAATTTTCATTTTTTTTCTTTAAACCAAGCAGGTAGTCCTAAATGCTTCTTCTTATCAAAAATATTAAATCTTGAACCTCGAGTTTTTAAATTATTGTAATGTAAAAAAACTTGTGCACAATTTTTTCCTTTAAATTTTTCTCTCCAATGTTCTAATTCCATACCTCTATAAACCAACATGTCACCAGGATTTAAATTTATTTTAACGCCTTTTGCTTTGCTGACAGTTGTTATTTTTTTCCAGTCCGGTATTCCGACGTTTTCATTTGGACTTAAATATATTGGCCAATCGTCTCCACCTAAATTAAGAGTAGTTGATATTTCACAACTAAATCTATCTTTGTGTCTTTTTAATATGTCACCTTTTTTGTAAATTCTAGCATAGGTATAAGATGGTTGTAACTTTAATCCTGTTGTTTTTTCCATTATTGGTTGACACTTTAACATTAAAGTGTCCATTGCTGCGTCTGAGTATATAGCAAATGTGTCTGGTATTTGATCGTCTTTACCTTCGTAAAAACCATTTATAGTTTCAAAAGGACTTAAATAACGATATTGTATACAAGTGTCGTAGACTTGTTTTTTCATTAAAAAATAATTGTAAAGATATATCGCTAAATCTTTGGATATAGCTTTTTTTATTACAGTATATTTTAATTTTTTAAAATTCATATTGCATTTCCACTTACAATTAATCTATTATTACTTTTATTTAAAGGGACTTCGTGTGGCATAAAACCTGGAAATATTAATAGTGTGCCGGGCTTGAAATCAAATTTTATTTGTCTGTTATTATTAATTAAGGGATAACCTATTTCATAAAATATAATAGGAGAGGAGTTTTTATCTCCATCAATAAACCATACAAAAGAATAATCTTTTTGAGTTGCAAAATGTGTGTGTATACTATGATAATCATTTTTTAAATATAATTGAATCCAACAATCTATGATATTTAATTTATGTTTTTTAAATATATTTTTTAAATTTTTTCTAATTATACTTAATAATTTTTTATCTTTTTTAAGAAAATTATTATTATTTGTTTTATCTTTAATTAGTGAATATGATTTTATTTCTTTTAACAATTTGGGAGTTATATTAATTTGTTCCTCAAAAATATTATATTGAAAACAATGCTTATAACTCATAAATTTTTTCTGGGTTTAAATAGACATTACCTGAAATACTAACCCTTGTTTTATTTGAAGTATAAAAAGGATAAACGGTATGTTGAGTTTTACTAGAAAAAAGCAACATTGTCCCTTCGTCTTTTGGAGATAAATGATATTGGTGAGTTGCTATTCTACCAAGAGAATTAGTGTATAAAAATTGAAATGTATTTGGGTATGGTGAATTAGAATGACTAGAAAAAGATAACTTTTTTTCTTTTTCATAATCTGCAGGTATGTCTAACCATATTACAAAAGAATAAATACCACTATGATCATGAACAGGATTAAACTCATATTTTTTTTGAAAGTTTACCCAAAATCGACCTAGTTCATAAACACAACTTTTTGTTAATACGCTAGGAACCAAAGCATCTTTTAAGCAGTATTTTTCAAAATCACGAATGCTAAACGACAAAATTTTTTCAAAGAACCAATTATCTTTATCCACTAATTCATATGAAGATTTTATATTACCTGCTAAACTGTGATTATTCTTTTGTCTTTTATCTTTAATGTAAGTTCTTAATCTATTTAAAGCTTCCTTTGGAAGTTTTTGTTCTAAAAAACCAACATTATTAAAGTGAATTAATTTACTTTCCATTAAAATTTTTTTGCCATTTCTTTTGGCACAGCTTGTATATTCCAATGAATAAATCTAAACGGTTCTATACCGTGATCTACTACAAACTCATGCTCTAAATAACCAGGAAAAATAACTAAGTTTCCAGGTTTAGGTCTAAAGTGAACTAAATCATTTCCATTAAGTATTGTTTCGCTAGGCCTCATTTTTAATTTAGTTGCACGTGCTCCTGTCCTTGGTTCATGAAATACTGGATAAGAAGTTTTATCTGAACATTTTAAAAAATAAAAACCTGATACGTGCTGATTCCAATGTATATGTGCAGAGTGGTGACCACCACCTTTTTTTGAAAATTCTTGCACCCACATTTCAGAAAACATGACAGAATACTGTTCCATATCAAAACCCTGTTCATTTAAAAAATCCCAAGATTTTTGACCAACATATTTTCTAAAATCTAAAAAATTATTATCTACTGTGAGTGGCGTTGAATGATATGATGCTCCAAAATCACCAAACTTTTTTATGTATTCTTTATTAAAGTCCATTTTTTTGGCTGCTTTAATATATTTATTAGAATGTTTTATCAAAGATTTTAAATATTCTGGTCTTTCTTCTACCCAAATCGGTGTTTTAAAATAATCTACTTTTTCCATTTTATTTAAATGGATACCCAAGATTCCACATTACTAATGAGTATCTTACTCCTTTCGTTACAGGTTTGACTCTATGCCAAATAAATGAAGGAAATACAATAATAGATCCTTTAGGTAATATTTCTTTTGCTTGTTTTAAATGTTTAGCTTCTTCCCTCATATTTGGATCATAGTTTCTAAAATCAAATTCTAATTCTCCGCCTTCATATTCAGATCCATCAGTAAGTTGACAAGTCATCGAAAGTTTTCTTATCATGCCTTGTTCAGGTCCTTTTTTTTCATAGGGTTTATCCCAACTGTCACAATGCCAATCATAATATTGATTTAATTTATATTTTGTAAATTGACATGCCTCTGATCTAATCCATTCAAAATTCCATCCAGCATCTTTGTTAGCTTTATGTATGTATGGATGTAATTCTTTGTAAATCCACAAATCACTTAACCATACTAAATCAGAGTTTCTTTTTGTTTTTAAATCTCTAATTTCATTTTCAGTTAATTTTTTATCACCATAAGTACCAGTTTTTGCCATGGTTTCTTTTTTAGTTAATGCATATTTAATTATGTCATCACATATTTTTTCAGGCACAGCTGATTTAAAATACCAATAATAATTATTGAATTGCATGTTTTAATAGTAATCGTAAGTTATGGTTTGTATAAAATTTAAACGAGTTCGTTGATTATTGTGTATAGTGTAAGCGTTTGTTGATGGAAATATTACATACATATTAGGAGTTAAATTTATCTCGTAACTTTTTCCCGCTCTTCTATTATCATTATAAAAAATTTCTACCATACAATCCTCTGTATTAATTCCATAAATACAGGTAAAATCTGGAGAATTTTGTAAGTCTATTGGATCTACATTTGATAATGTAGAAAATTTTTCATTAGGATAAAAAACATCTCCCCAAGTTTTTTTATTTATTAGTTTAGAACCATGTCTTAAATTAAAATTCTCAGTGATATAAGTATTTAATTGTCCCCAAGATTTACAAAAAACACTATCATCATTTTTGTAAAAAGATTTAAAAATATTTTGACACATTTCTAAAGGATCAACTTCATACCCTTTAGGTATTTCCACTGTTCCATAATAAATTGCTTGTTCAGTCAATACTTTCTTTTTCATTCTAAAAATGAATATACTTATCTATAGATTAAAATCAATATCTAATTATAATACTTCGGGACCGAGGTCTGTTAACACCCAAGATTGATTATTTTCATCCCACTCATAAGTCCACATGTGAGTGTTAGCCTCGTTTTGAGATTGTTGTTCTGCAGTTAAAGCTGGTGCAGTTATAGGTGGATCCCAACTTGCAGTTGAAGTATTTTTTACCCATGATGGAAAAGGTTTTTGTCCAAAAAACATATTATTTTCTGAATCCCAAATATAACCTATACCTGCATAGTTTCCTCTAAACGGAGTTTTTCCATCTCTGTGTGTATTATTTTCTGTGTTGTAAGAAGTTTGAATCCATTTTTCAGCAGGCCAATTGTTATGTGTTTGTAAATATTGTTGCCCTATAGACTCAGTTTCAACACCCTCACTATTTTGAATTTTTTCATTATCAATATAGAGAATTGAAAGAACCTCATTATCATCATTAATTTTTGCAAAATGTGCCATAACTATAATCTCCTATGAAGCTTTGTACCTTATTATTACTATACCTGAGCCGCCGCCACCGCCTCCTCCTTGAGGTGGTTGAGTTGATCTTCCTGTTCCAGCGCCGCCGCCTCCGCCGCCACCACCAGTATTAGTAGTGCCAGAAGATCCTGGATTTCCAGCACCGCCTGGACCAGGTGTTGCTCCTCCACCATTTCCACCGCCGTGTTGACCTGTTGTAAAAGTAGATGGATTAAGGTGACTACCGCCACCGCCGCCACCGCCAATAAATCTTACTGATGGACTTGGACTTGAGACTCCTGCACAAGATTTCATAATATCTGTTGGAAAACCTAAACCTGCAGATCCTGTTCTTGGAGCCGAATCACCACTTAAATTAGCTGTGTTACCACCTGCACCGCCACCATCTACTGCAGATGTAAGTCCCTCTGGTGTAGAAGGAATACCTGGGTTTCCATGACTGTTAAAACCTTGTGGGGGACTAACTGGTGGTACGTTTCCTAAACCATCAGTAGATGTTGCAGGACTAAAATTATTAGCGTTTACTCCACCACCTCCAGAGCCGCCATTAGTATTAGTTCCAGTCGAACCTGATTGAGGATTGTTAGCTGCTCCACCACCTGCAGAGGTAATAGTTGAAAAAACTGAATCACTTCCTTTAGTTGGTTTATTTGCAGAAGGCACTGGAACAGGAGGGTTAGCCGGTAATCCAGACCCACCTCCACCAATAGTAATTGGATATGCTTGTGCACATAAAGTTATTTCAGTCCCTGATCTTGGAGAAGTACAAGAAGGTGCAGTATAATTAACTGAAGTAAATCTTAACCCCCCAGCTCCTGCGCCACCAGTACGGCCGCCGCCTCCTCCGCCCGCTTGAACAATATAATCAACTTGTGCATTGACACCCGCACAACTTACACAAAATGTTCCTGGACTTGTAAAAACGTGAATTTTATAAGCACCACAAGTGGTTACAGTTCCACCTGTTGCTACTAAAGGTTTAAAAGCTGATCCTCCTGCTCCAAATCCTAAAACTTGGTAACCAAACATTTTACCTCTAGATGATTTTCTATTCTTATGTCCTTTACCTTCTACAGTTAAAGGAGTGTCTATTTTTTTCATACTCTATTCCTTACAGATCGTTAGCTGCGTCAGTAGTAAAGAATATTTTAACTCCAAGCACTCTTGCATCAGCAGTAAAAGTATCTCCACCAGCATTTGCATCTCTAAATAATTGGAAATATGTTAATTCACCTGCTGCAGGAGATCCTGCAACCGTAACAGCGCCACTTTCATCTGAAATCTGTTGATCTTCAACTGTTCCTATTCCAGCGTCTGTAACATTCACCGCAGTTCCGTATGCAACATCAATAGTGTCATTGTCTGCACACGCAACAGCTTGTAGTCCAAAAATACAATCACCTGTATTTGTAGATCCTGGTGACCAATATACTTGATAAGTCAGTGTTCCTTCATTCCATGATTTTGGCATAGCTATTGAAAATTGTGCGAATTCATCTGTGTCTTTATCAAAATCTAAAACTTTCATATCGGGTCTTGTTGCTGTTGTTTCAACTTGTTGTGCATCAGCAGGGTTTGTTGTTGCTCCATACATCGCTGAAGCTGGAACCCAAATAGTTTCTTTACCTGCTATCTTAACTGCAGACACGTTTCCACCGCTGTCCTCAGCTTGAATTACTCCGCTTCCTTTTGTTTTTAAAGCTAGACCAATATTTGTATCATCACCTGATGCAGTTAACGTAGGATTGTTTCCTGTTGCTGCATTGGCTAATGTTACTTCGTTAACAGCAGAACTTGTTGCTGTTAAAAGAGCTAATTGATTTCCGTTAGTGTCTAATATTGAAGTTCCTATTGCAGGAGAGGTTAAAGTTTTGTTTGTTAAAGTTTGTGTTCCAGTAAGTGTTACATCACCAGCTGGTAAAGTATCTATATCTGGATTAGTTCCATCATTCGCAGTAGCAAAAACAAGAGCATCACCTTTGTCTCCCGCTGCAAAAGTAAATGAATCACCGCTTCCCGATGCATATTTAAATTGTACTGTGTGAGAACCAGAAGTTGAATTTCTTAAAAAATAAAAAGTTTGAACATCGATTGGAATAGTTACAATTTGATTTCCTGTAATAGTTCCTGTGAATTCAATCATTCTATGAGATAACACAGCACCAGTTGATCCATCAGAAACTGAAAGAGCTGTAGTTTGTGCACCACCTGCTATTGATTGAGTAGTATATCCACCTGATATTTGCTCGATGATTTGTAAATTTGTATTAGTTTTTGTACCCCAAGTTCCTGCGTTTTCACCAGTTGCCTGAAGTTCTACCCCTAAAGGTGTATATGTTGATGCCATATTTTTTTCTCCTATGCAGCGTCAGTATAACTTGTATTTGATCCTGTTGCAACATCTGTATACGAAGAATTCGAACCTGTGTCAACATCAGAATATGCTTGAATTCCAAAGCCTGAAGCGGTTCCAAATGCAGCTACAGAAGCAGTAACAGATTGTCCTGTTAATCCCATTGTTTGATCTTTAGGATCTAATGCACCAACAGAAAACGTTGCAGAAATTCCTGTTAAACCCATAGATTGATCCGCAGGATCAATTGTTCCAATTGAAGAAGTTATCGCAATTCCTGTTAAATCTATGATTGGATTTGAATTTGTTGATACATCACCTAAAGACAATGAAGAACTTAAACCACTTACACCCATTACATCTGCAGGTGTTAGTGAACCTTGTGAAGCTGTAGCTGATTGACCTGTTGGACCCATCACTTGATCTTTTGGATCTAGTGAACCTTGTGAAGCTGTAGCTGATTGACCTGTAGGAGATACAGAAACATTTCCAATCATTGTTGGAGAACCAACAGATGAAGTTAGTGTACCAGGAGATGTAATACCAAGTGATAATTGATCTATATCAAAGGTAAATGTGCCCCAAGCATTGTTTCCATAAGTTTTAGCACCCCAAGTGCTATTACCTAATGTTGATTGTAATCCAAAACCGTCTAAACTAACATGAGAGTCATTTGCTCTACCCCAGCCTTCTTCTCCCCAAGCATCGTGCCCCCAACCAATTTCATTAAAGGCTTCTATTGAACCTACAGCAGAACTTAATCCTAATCCTGTAATTTGTACTACTTCATCAGTGGCTTGGCCCCATGAACCGCCTGTTCCCCAAGCGTCAGCACCCCAACCAGAACTTATTGCGTCAGTTGTTCCCCAACGATTAGTCCCCCAGGTTGTGCCTGATTCATTCCAAGTGTTGGCCATAAGGATTGCCTCCTTATGCTATACGAATTATTGCGTTTGAAGCGTCTGCTGTTGGAAATTGAATTGTAAAAGTTCCACTTGTTACAGTTTTGTCTGATCCAAAATCAATCACACAAACTGCTGCATCTGAAGAATGTGAGTCATTAAAAATTAAACAGCCTCTTGCTGTAAAAGAGGCAGAAGTAAAACTCGTATCTGCAAAATCACAAACGGCTGTTGATGAATCTAAAGTTGGAGTTACACTTGTAAGAGCATTTCCTTTTGCAGTATAACCAGATCCAGAAACTTCATTAGAAGTTGTATACGCAGTTGTGCTTGCACCAAGAGAAGCTGAGCTTGTATATAAAGCTAAATTAAAAGTATTACCAGACGACGCTGTAAAGTTATGTTCAGCTTGTAAAATTTCTTGTTTAAAACTGTTGCATATTGCCGATGTTATTGCCATAATTTATTCTCCTATTACGGTGTCGGTGAAGGGACTGGTATACGAACTGTTCCGTCCGTGTAGTCGTCTCTTTTACGTCTACCAATTTGCTCTGCAGCAAACTTCTGTATCTCTTGTTTATACTTTTGTTCATATAATGTCAACATATCCATTGGGCCTTTTAAAAAACCATATGCCTCTACTAAACAGGCATATAATAGACCATTTGGAAAATACTGACTTATATAAGTCGTTGTATTTGAGCTAGATAATCCATCAGGGATAGCCTCATAATGTATTTTAAATTTAAATGTGCTACTAGGTGCCGGAGCTAGCATTAAACGGCCTGACGTGGTGTCTGAGACGCCTGTAGCACCACCAAACATAGCATAATATTTAGGTGTTCCTGTTGAAGTTTCAGCTGGAATATATTCTTGTAAATAAGTTTCATCTTTTTTTTCTAACCAAGTATTAGCTCCTGTAGTCGCTGATGTAGACTCATAAACTTGAACACCTTTTACAAATAAAGTTTTCGCAGGAACATTTATAGTTGTTTGTCCAGTAACTAAATTACCTGTTTTTTGTTTCTTATAAGCATCAATTGGTACATCTCTTAATATTTTAAATTCTGCATCTTCAATAATTCTATTAACAATAGCCGCTGTTAACACATTAGAATCTACTTCTGTATAGTTTCTAATTTCAGTTACCAAATTATCGTAAGTAAATCCTGCCATTATGCTGTTAGTGTAACTGGTCCTGCAGTTATACTTCCTCCTCCTATGCTAGCTGTAGCCGTAGCTGTGCCGCTAGCTGTAAATGTATAATTATTAGCATCAACTTTAGTGATTGTAAATCCAGAAGAATTATTAATATCTGAACTTGAAATACCTAGCTGACCCTCACCATTTCTAAATCTAACCACATCACTTGTAGATCTACCATGGTTTTCTTCAAATACCGTTACTACTTGAGATCCATTTGTTATTTTTAAAGGGTTTAATGTAAGTAATCTTGCAACTGCTGGTTCTGTTCTTGCAGGTCTTGCATTTAATAAACCTTGCGCATCTGCAGAGTGTGCTTTTGGTTGAATCTGTGGGTGTTTCTTTTCAAACTCAGAAATATGCACACGAGAACCATTCCATTCAATAACCATTTCAGAATATGGAAATTCTAGTCCTGATCTATCTGAAATAAATTTTGCATATTTACCTGAAGATATTGCCATTATGACTCCGGATAATAAACTTTAGGACTAATATATGTGCTTGATGAAGAACCGTCTTCAGCTAAAGCTCTTTGTAATTCATCTTCATATAATAGTTTCATTTGTTGAACCATTTGTGGTTTAAATTTTTGTGAAAGATAATACGCTAAACCAGATGCCATGCAAGGAACAAAACGATAAGGTACATCAGTTGCATTTGTATATGCTCCTGCATCTTGTATTCTTTTTACATAATAGTAATTTATAAATTTACCTGCTTCAGAAGAACCAGGAGTGAGGTATAAAGTTATTGTAACTTTATCAATAAATCTTTGAACAAAATATTGTGTAGGTTGCCCTGTAGATGTTTTATTAGATAATGATTGATATTGAGATCTATTTATTTTTGTAAGAGGTGAATCTATATTAGAGTTTCTGTAAGAAACTTCTAACACATCATCTACACCATACACCGCTGTTGCATCAGAGGTTCCATCGCCTGTAGATCTAAACATTGTGTATACTGCTTGATCAGCAACTAAAGTAATATTATTATTTGCAACTTCCCAATAATGAAGACCTCTATTTCCCCATTCTTGAAACATTATATTTAAAGATCTTCTGGCGCTTTTTAATTGATAACCAGAAACTCCTTGCATACCTATTCTTTCATATGCTTCTTCAATGATTTCATCGATAGCAAATGTTTTATCAAACGTTGCTGTTCCCGAGGTAGTGTTAGCCATTTAAACTCCTACTTGTCAATCAATAAAGTAGCAGCTGTTACGTTAGGTATTGCAGACACTTTCATTCCACCTGGAAATAATATTCCATCTTCTGGAATATTTAATGCAAAGACATCACCGTTTGCAACATCACCTTGAAACAAAGTTGTGCTATCTGTGTTATCTTGTAAAGTTATTCCTCCAGCAGATCCACCTGCATCAGAAACAAGAACAATTCCTCTTAATCTTGTTCTGCCTGCGAAGACTGCGCCAGCACCTGTAACTCTCACTGCTTTTACATCACTTTTCATAATTTTATATTCTCCATTAAATTAAGTATGGGCCCGAAGGCCCACACTAAATTATTTATTAACTTACTGCCGCACTAAACGGAGTTGCTGGTGTTCCAGTACAACCTGAAATCACATCAACTTTCCATTTACC